CCAGGTCCTCGAGCTGGCGCGCGAGCACGAGCTGCGAGTCGGGGGAGTCGAAGCGCGCGCCGAGCTTGGCGCCGAGCACGCGCGCGGCGGGGAGGAAGAAGGTGTCCACCCGGCGCTGGCGCGCGGGCGAGAGGGGGGCCGCGGCGTCGCGGCGGAGGTAGCGGTTCAGGATGTCTGCGTCGGTGCGTTGGGTGCGCGGCATGGCGGTGGTTCCTCTCGCCCTTCTCAGGGGAGGTTGAGCTCCACGAGCGTGCGGCCCGCGGCGGCGATGGTCTTGGCGAAGCGCGCGCCCCGGAGGAGCGCACAATCGGTGCTGTCGGGGGTGTGGCGCACGGCTCCGAGGCTCTCACCCTCGCCCGCGACCATGCGCACGTACACGGGCGCGCCCTCGAAGGCGGCGGTCTCCGAGTCCACCCACACGCGGCCCTGGCTCACCACGGGGGCCATCTCAGCCACCGCGTAGTTGGCGCTTGCGCGCGTGTTCTCGAAGGCCACCACGCCCGCCGCGGCGGCGTTGATGGGGCCGAGCATCGACCCGAAGCCCGCGGTGAAGGTGCCGCCCGTGCCGGTCTGCGCGGGGACATAGATGCTCGTCACCGAGGTGAAGAGCACCGAGCCCGTGACGGTGGCGTTGCCGTTGTTCGGGATGCTGAGGCTCTCGGTGGTGTGCTCACCGTCCACGCCCTTGCCCGTCACCACGGCAGTGGTCGCGTCCCAATCCGTGCTGGACGAGAACGTGAGGGTGACGTTGCGCGCCTGGCGGAGCGTGGCCGTACCCGTCGCGCCGTTGAGCGACGCGCCGGAGATGGTCTGCGCGGTCGCGGCCGACGCGCCGCCCGTGGCGAGGAAGGCGTCCGGGTCCGCGGCGTCCGCCTCGAGGTGGCGCACCGTCGAGGCGCCCGACGTGAAGCCCGCGAGGAGCCCGACCACGAGGATGGCCGCGGCCATGCGGCTCTTGACCGTGGCGTAAGTGGACGAATCGATGGTGCCCGCCGGTGCGTTGCCGGGGGTCGAGGAGGTGGAGGTCTGAACGGGGCCGGGCGATGCCATGGCGGCTTACTCCTGCACCGCCGCGGCGCGGCGGTTGTGCTCGCGCTCGAAGCGCGTGTTGGTGAGGGCGTCGAGGGCGGCGCGCGGGTCCAGGTCCGAGAGGTCCACGGCGTCCGAGCGCGTGGCGCCACCGGGGCCGGGGTGGGCGTCGCGGAGGGCGTCCGTGCGCTCGGTGGTGTCCGCCGTCTCGCGCGCGGCGGTCATGGCGGCGAGGGCCATGCCGCGGAGCGCATCGGGCGAGAGCCCGTCCAGCTTCACCGAGGGGAACCGCTTCGCCACGACGGCCTTGTGAACGTCCGCCGTGGAGAGCCCGTCGGACTTCCACTCGCGCCCGAGGACGGCGCGCGCATCCGACACGAGCGCGGTGCGCTTCGCGGCGATGGCGTCGGCCACCATGGGGGGCACCTGCTCTTCGGTGGGCGGCGCGGCCTTCATGGCTTCCATGTCGGCCTTGAGCTTCGCGTTTTCCTTGAGGGAGTCCGCGAGCGCGCTTTCGAGCGCCTGGAGGCGCATCGCGCCCGCGTCCATCGCGGGCTCCTTCGGGTCTGCAGGAGGAGGAGGAGGCGCTTCGCCGTCCTTGCGGGTCGTGTCGGCCATCGGGTGATCCTTGGTGATGAGCGGCCGAACTTCGACCGCGGAGGCGTTGAGACGGAGGCGGACATCACTCCCGGCGCGGCCCCATCCGGCGGGCCCGAGGGCGATGTGGTTGTAACGAATGCCGCGCTGGACGGCCTCGTACGGCGTGCCCTGGTAGACCCCGGGCGAGGGGTCCACCTCGCAGGTGTATCCCGCCGAAATCTCGGTGAGCTCCCCCGAGTCCACGCGCGCGAGCGCGTCCGCGGAGCTCACCACGAGGGAGGCCACCACGAGGCCCGTGTCCGCTTCGACGCCCACCGAGTCCGCTACGTGGCCGATGGCCACCTCGCCCCATGTCTCGGGCGTCACCAGCTCGGTGGGATGGTCGTCCGTCACCGCGATGCCGGGGAGCGTGGCGAGCGACGCGGGCGCGTGAATCTCTTCGGGGAGGTGGAGCTCACCCCACGTGCGCGCGCCGTCGCTGTATTGCAGCACGCCCACGCGCGTGACCGCCCCCTCCACGCGCACAGCGCCAGACTCCAACCGCACCACTTTCGCGGGGGCGGTCGAGAGGTCTGCGCGCGTGACGCGAGTGCGGGACATCGGGCGGAGCGTGCGTGCGCGCGTGCGCTCGAATCAACGGCGCGCACCCTCGCAACCCCGTCACGGCACCTCGCAAAGACAACGACCCCGAGAGGGGGGACTCTCGGGGCCGGTGCCCACACGCAGAAGGAGAACGACGACGGAGCGGAGCGGAGCGAGCGACGGGGAACCTACCGCGGGAGGAGGACGATGCGAGCGGCGCGCACCCTCACAACCGCGTCACGGGCCGGTGATATCTTCGAGGCCGGGGAGCACGGGGTCCGCCGTGCAACGGCACTGGTAGTCCTCGCCGGGGTGCGCGCGACGCCCGGTCTTCTCGTCCACCACGGGGGGCTCGGAGTACGCGTGCCGCGTGCCTTCGAGGGCCTTGTGGCGCGAGCGGACGCGCTCATCGCGCGACGTGCGCCAGACATATTCAGTCACACCCGCGGCCTTGTGTCGGGCCTGTGCGATTTCGCCGTTGAGCTTCAACACCTGGTCTCGCGCGAGGAGCTCCGCGTGGCTCCTCGAGGTGCCGGTCTTCGCTCGGATGCGCTCCGCCAGGTCCTCCACGCGCGAGCCCGGCGACTCCTCGAGGACCGTGCGAACGCGCTGTACTTTCTCCTCCGCGAGCGTGCGAATCAACGCGAGGTTGTGGTGCCTCCACACCGCGCGGAGGTGCATGAGGTCCGGCGCGCGCACGTCGGTGATGTTCACCCCGAGCTCCTTCAACTGTGCCTTCCATGCGGCCTCGGTGTGCGAGGTGACGCGGGCTTCCACCACGCGGAGCACCTCGAGCGGCGCGCGCATGGCGAGGAGGAACCCGCGCAGAAGCTCCGCGAGGCGCGCGCGGGCCCGCGCGGTGTCCGCCTCGGTGAGCACCACGGCACCGCCGCCGGCCGCACCGTCCGCCGCCGCATCGGTGCGCGCGGGGAGGAGCCCCTCCGCGCGGAGCATCTCGTGGAGGGCCTCGGTGGTCTGTTGATCCCACGCGAGGAGCGCGCGCCGATAGGCGATCTCCGCGGCGGAGGGAGGAGGAGGACGAAGGCCCGAGGGTCCGAGCGGGCGCGAGCGCGCGGGCGCGCGGCGTCGGCCACGAGGCCCTGGCGGTGTGCGCGCCCGCTGCGTCACGCGGCCTCCGCTCGGTCCAGCTCCGCCACCTTGCGCTCCGCCCACGCGCGGCCGGGGTCGCCGCCCCACCCATGCCACGCTTGCCAGCCCTTGCCCTGCTCGTCCCACGTCTCCCCGTCCTTGTCGGTCTCGTGGCGCGCGAACCACGCCACCATTTCGCGCACGGTCTCCGGGGAGAGCGTGCGCCGGTTGGCCAGATCACGCGCGCGGGCGATGCCCGTGTCCTCCATGCCCCGTTGGCTCTCGGGCTTCTCCGCGCGCACCTCGAGGGCGCGCCGTGCGGCGGAGGCCATCTCCTCCGTGGGCGTGAGGTCTACGTCTTTCGCGTCCACCTTCGGGGCGCCATCGACCGCGGGCGGGGCTTCGAGCGGCGCGCGTGCTCCCAGGTCCACGGTGGTGTCCATGCTCCACCCACCGCCCGCTGGGAAACGCGAGGTGGCCACCTCCTCGGGCGTGGTGACGCCGTTGGTGAGGTACACCGCATCGGTCTGCGCGACCTTGAGGCGAAGGTCCGCCTTCTCCCCCTCGGTGGGCTCCCACAGGGGAGGGAACTCCACGCTCCACGCATCGGGCTCCTTCCCGCGCGTCGGCCCCTCGGAGGACAGGAGGATGAGGCGGACCACGTGCTCGAGTGCCGGGCGGAGGACGCGCTCGCGTTTCGCCGACACGTCATCGTAGAAGCCGCGCGTGTCGCTCTCCCCCGTGGCGTTGAGCCCGGCGGGGGAGCGCCCGAGGAGGATGGACACGGGGATGCCGGACGCGCCGGCCACGCGGAGGGCGTAGCGGTCGAGGAGGTCCGGGAGCCCGGTGAGCGCGCCCACCTCGGTGCGCTCGAGGCTCTCCTCCGTGTCGAGGAGCACCGCGCGGAAGGTGGAGCGCACCCGGTCCGCGAGGGCCATGCGCTCCTCGAAGAGCTCCGCCGCATCGCCGGACACGATGTCGAGGAGGCCCTTGACCTTCCACACCGCTTGGGAGGCGTCGAGGAGGAGGTCATTGACCGCGACGTGCCCACCGTTCCATTGCTGGAGGAGGTCGTACGTGCGGGCCAGCACGCTCGCGCCCCACCCGTTGAGGCGCTGGCGCTCGGGGCGCGTCGTGGGGAGGCCCTCGAAGCGCACCACGCGGGTGTGATGCACGGCACTGGTGTCCATCCCGCCGCCACCGCCCGAACGCTGGAGGCGGTAGACGCGCGGCTCCCCGAAGCGACGGGAAAGCGGGTCGGTCTCCCACGTGTCGGGGACCAGCTCGGAGGAGTCCACGGTGGTCACGAAGCGCACCGCGCGCAGCGTCGAGAGGTCGAGGGGTTCGTGGGCGCGGCGCCCGTCGTCGCACCCGAGGACCAGCGCGCCGCCGCCGAACGCGCGCCCCCACGTCCAGGCCTCGGAGGCGCGGCGCGCGAGCGCCATGTCCTCGCACGACGCGAGGAGCACCTTGTCCACGGCCTTGTCCCCCGTGGTGACGGTGAACCCGCGGCGGAGCGCGTGCTCGGGGTGGGCCTCGCACACCTTCGCGGCGAAGGAATCGCCATGATAGAGGTCCGAGAGCACCTGATAGGGGAGGAGGTTCGCGCGCTGGTACTCCCACGCGCTGCGCCCGGTGCCCTGCCCTTGCCCGGTGGTGTTGTTGATCCACGAGTCTCCGCGCGCGATGCGACGGAGGGCACCCGCGGCGCGGTGAAGGCTGTTTAGAATCGTCACGGTGCAAGGCCTTTCTTCGCGGCGTCCATCGCCGCACGGAGTCGCGCGAGGTAGCTCCCCGCGCGGTGGTTGAGAGCTTGGGTTGTGGCGTCCACGTCATCGTCGTGGCGCGCGCGTGGAAAGCTCACCATGGCGTGTTCGTAGCTCCCCTCCGCGGCGTCGCGCGAGAGGTCCGCCACGCCACCGCGCACCCACACCGCGCCGCGCCGCCCGTCGGGGTACTCCGCGCGCTCGGGGTGGGGGAGGAGGACGTTCCCCGAGGCGAAGAGCGGGGCCGCGGCGTGCGCGCGCGCCTCCTTCCCGCCGTCGGGCTCCACGGGCGTGAGGCCCGCCAGCTTGCCCTTGAGGGTGTCGAGGATCGCGGGCCCGTTGGCCTTCGCCTCAATCAACTTCGTGAGCGCGCGCGGCCATCGCACGGCCATCGCTTCAATCGCGGCGAGGGTCTCCGTGAAGGACATTCGGCGCGTGTCGCGGTCCACGAGGTAGTGGTCCGGCCCGACGTGGCACCACACCTGAATCGCCACGAGGTCCGCGCCCTCGCTCCCCTTGAAGGTCGCGTCCACGGAGATGGTCCACGTGGCGCCCTTGTCGGGGAGGGTCGTCCAGTACCGGCGAAGCCACTCCGCCTTGAAGATACCACCGCCGGCGGGCGCGGGGCGCTGTTGGAGTTGTGCCGCGGCCCCGTAGGGTCCGAGCGACTCCGCGAGGCGCTCTACGGTCTCCGCGGGGTATCGCTCGGGGACAAGAAGCTCCCCTTCGGTGGTGCGCGGGTCGCGCGCGTAGCGGTGCGGGTGCGCGCGCTCGTGGCGCATGGGGAGGCAGAGCACGGTTGCGCCCGCGCGGATCATCTCGGAGGAGAGGTCCCGCTCGTGGAGCCGTTGCATCACCAGCACGCGGCGCGATCGCGTTTGATCGCGGAAGCGCGTCACCATCGTTTCGTGGTGCCAGCGAAGGACCGCTTCGAGCTCAAGGCCCGAGGCGAGCGCGGAGCGTTGCGGGTCGATGGGGTCGTCCACCACGTGGGTGTCCGCGTGCATCCCAAGCACGGCGCCGCGCACCGTCACCGAGTAGCGCCACCCGCCCGAGGTGGTGGCGTAGAAGTCCACGGCCTTCGAGGCGCTGGCCCCCGTGGGAAACGTCACCTCGGGCCACCGCGCGCGGAACCACGGGGAGTCCACGAGGGTGCGCGCGCGCCTGGCGTTGTGGAGGATGACGCGATCATTGAAGCTCGCGGTGATGAACCTGTGCGCGGGGTCCAGCGTCCACTCCCATGCGGGCCAGAGCACCGAGGCCAGAAGGGTCTTCGATGTGCCCGGGGGGACGTTGATAACGAGGTCGCGCACCTCCCCGCGCGTCACGGCCTCGAGGTGCTCCGCGATGGCGTCAAGGTGCCAGTTCCACTTGAGCTCCGCGGACTCCACGAGGGGCCACGCCCGGCGGATGAACTCTCGCAGGCCTCCACGCTTCACGCGCTCCCGGTCGAGGGCGGCGCGCGCGCGGTCGAGGGACACCGCGGCGCTCATGGGCACCTCGAGGCGCACACCACGAGGGCCACCGCGAGCCCGCCGCACAGGGCCGCGAGCGCGGTCACCACGCCCACGAGGAGCCTCACCGTCTGCGAGGGGGAGGAGGAGGCCCTCATGTGCCTTCGTCGCTCCCCGCGGGCCACGCCTCGGAGGGCACCTCAAGCTCTCGCGTGGGGAGCTCGAAGGCGCGCGCGTGCTTGACCGCGTCGAGGGTGCCACCCGTCGAAGACCACGGGGCGCGCGCGGCCACCACGTCCACGTGGTGACCCGTGGCGAGCTGGTCCGCCGCCCATCGCATCATGGCTTCGTTGCGGGGGAGAGGCGCGCTGTACCCGTACCGCTTCCCGTCCTTCACCGCGCGGAAGGCCCCGCCGGGGAGGTGGATGCGCGGCTCCGCGATGAGCTGGCGCGGCCCGAGGGCGAAGACGATGCGCGGGAGGCCCAACCACGTGGCCAGGTGCTCCGCGTAGAGGTCCCACCCGGGCGCGCCACCGTGCACCACGATGGAGGGCCCCACGAGGTGGAAGGCCCCGAGCATCGCGCGCCGCGCCCACGCCCGCGAGCGGTCGTCCGCCTCGAAGGCGCGCGAGCCCGTCACCACGAGGATGCGTTGGCGGTCGCTCACGCCGCGGCCCTCGCTTCGAGGAGCACCGCGAGGGAGCGGAGGTCGCGCGCGCGCTTCCTCCCCTTCGGAGTGAGCCTCCACGTGTTGGGCTCCCCGGTGGCGCGGAGCCATCCGAGGGAGCCGCACACGCCGTCCGCCCCCGCCAGCTTCGCAAGGACGCGGTTGCTGTGCGGGTAGTGGAGCTCGAAGCCCGGGAGCCCAAAGCGGTCGTGGTCACGCTCCCACGCGCGCACCACGAGGGCCCCGAGGGGGATGTCCTTCGCTGTGTCGTCCCCGGCCACGTCCGCCGCCGCGAGGAGGAGGAGCTCACGGACGGTGAGGGGGCGGAGCTCGGGGACGGGGACGCGGAGTGTGAGCGTCGAGGGGCCCTCCGCTGCCGGCGGCGCGGGCGTCGGCGCGAGCTCGCTCACGACCGGGAGGAGGACCGGCTCACGGGCGAGGGCGCGCGCGGCACCCTCCGCCCCACCTCGGGCGCGGCGCTGGCGGGTCACGCCCGCTTTGACGCGACGGGCTTCGACGCACGCCGGGTGGGTGCAGTCCTCGGGGGTGCCGGTGTGCCCGAGGGCGCGCAGCCCCTTCGAGGCGGCGGGCACGGGGCGCGGGTCGAGGGCGGGCGGTGTCTGCCAGTGGCTCATACGTGCTCCGTTCTTTCGTCTCGGGTGTGGCAGAATGCGGGGTTGATACCGGGGGCCCCGAAGATTCGGAGCGCGTTCAGGTGTTCGTTCAGGCTCACGATGCGCCGCCCTTCACCCTCGAAAGGAGGCCCTCGAAGGTGTCCAGCTCCTCGGGGGTGAGGCCCGAGAGGTCGAGGGGCTCCGCCTCGGTGTGCACCACCTCCACGCGCGGGAGCCCCGAGCGGTCGAGGATGGTCTTCGCGGCCGACGCGGCCACCGCGGGGTCCGTGTCCGCGAGCTGGCCCACGAGCACGCGCGCGGCGTCGAGGGTCGAGGCCTTGAGCACCTTGCGAGCCTCCGCCACCGCGTCCTCGAAGCCTTGCGCGCGCGCGGCTCGCTCGGTGGCCACCGCCTCCACGGCCTTGTGGTTCACCCACCGGGAGACGGTCTCCCGCGCAACGCCCACCCGGCGCGCGATCTCCGAGACGGTGAGGCCCTCCGCTTTGAGGCGAGCGGCCTCCGCCCGCGCGTCCTCGCCGCCCTTCGAGGGGGTGTGATCGGGTGTGACCCGGTGTGATGTCACAGGCGGATCACGGGTTGTCACGTTCCCTCCGCGGGGCGAGGACAGAGCTCGGGACAGTGGAGGAGGAGAAGGGTCCTCGTGGCGTCTTCGAGCTGCGACAGGGGCGCGCCCGTGCGGTGGTCCTTCGTGAGGGTGGGGGAGGCCAGCACAGCACCGAGCGCGGCGCGGACCAGCTCCACACGCGCGAGGGTCTCCGCCGCCACGCGGCGCGCGCGCTTCTCTTCGGGGTCTTCGTTGGCGTAGGCGAGCGTCATGCGGCCTCGGAGGTGGAGGAGGAGGTGGTGGGTGCGGTCGCGTCGTGGAGCGCGGCGCGGGCCTCGGGGGAGAGCGAGGCCACCCACGCCACGAGGAACTCCGCCGGGGTCCAGGGCCGGGGGCCGGGGCTGTCCATCGCGGGCATGGGCACGCCGGCGCGGCGGAACTTCGTGTGGCAGGTCCAGCACAGGCCGCGGCGCTGCGCGGCGCGCTCGGGGTGGTAGAGGCACGGGCGGCGCGGAGGAGGAGCGGCGCTCATCGGTCACCCCACACGAGGCGGAGCGAGCGGTCCGGCCGGGTGAGCTGCACCGGCACGCGCGCGCGGAATGCCTCCTCGAGCGTGGCCACCTCTTCGTCCGAGAGCTCGAGGACGGTCTCCCCGGGGGCCGCGGCCTCGGTGGCGCGCGCGGCGATGGTGATGCGCACGGCCCACGGCCCGCGCTCTTGGGCGTAGTGCCAGGCCACGCGCGGGTCACGGTCGCTCTTGAGTCCGAGGAAGTCCGCCACGCCGTCCCGCGCGTGCTTGAGGGCGGGGCGGAGGTTGTCATCGTCGAGGCCCGAGGACGGCGCCACGCGCGTGAGGGTCACGTCCAGCACCAGCGCGGGGATGGTGCTCCGCCTCACGTTGGCCCCGAGGACCACGAGCACGGTGCCGCGCGCGTGCTTCGCGCGCTTCTGGCGCTCGCGCCAATGGGCGTGGTCGTTGGCCTCGCTCTCCGTGCGAAGGCCAGTGATGTCCACGGTTCGGGAGAAGGGGGCCTTCACGGCGCGCCCCCTTCGTCACGGCGGGCCACGCTGTCCTCCGTGGTGAAGCCCGCGGGGTATCGCGCGCGGAGCTTCTCGACGTTCAGGTCTGCGATGTCCCCGAGGTCCCACCCCATCACGTTGCACAGGTGAGCGAGGTACCAGAGCACGTCCCCCGCCTCCTTCTTGAGCTTCATGGCGTCGCGCGGCGCGCGGTGGTGCTGCCACTTCTTGACCAGGTCGCACACCTCCCCGGCCTCACCCGCGAGCCCCATCGCGGCGCAGTTGAGGCCCTTGTCCGCGTTCTCGGGAAGGAGGTCCGTCCCGCCCGTGCGCGCCGCGGCGCGCTGGTATTCGCTGAACGTGTTCATTGGTAGTCCCCTTCGTCCGTGTCCGCGGGGTGGTCCGCCTCGAGGGCCCGGCCTCCACGGCCTCCCCATGCGGGCCCCGCCTCGGTGAAGCGCGCGGCGGGCGCGCACCACCCGAGCCGCACCTCCGTGGGCGCCACGCCGTTGCGCTGCTTTTCGATGTGCGCGGCCACCCCGTCCTCGTCGCGGTGGAGGAGGATCACCACGTCCGCGTCTTGTTCGATCGCGCCCGACTCGCGGAGGTCCGCGAGGGTGGGCTTGCGCTCGGTGGCCTTGCGATTGAGCTGCGACAGGGCCACCACCGGGCACCCGAGCTCACCCGCCAGGGCCTTGAGCGCGCGCGACGCCTCCGCCACCTCGCGCTCCCGCGAGTCGCGTGCCGTCTCGGGGCGGAGGAGCTGGAGGTAGTCCACCACCACGAGGGCCACGCGGCCCGCGCGCGCCTTCGCGCGGAGGGCCATCGCGCGGACCTGCACCACCGTCGTGGAGGACCGGTCGCACAGGAGGAGGGGGAGCCCGCGCAGATCGTCCAGCGCGCGCGCGTAGCGTTGCGCGTCGAGGGGCGAGAGCTTCCGCTCCCGAATGCCCATGAGGTCCACCGGGGACTTCGACGGGTCCGCCGCGCACCGAAGCGCCGCGCACCGCATGGCAAGGTCGCGGCGCGGCATCTCGAGGGAGACGAACACCACCACGCCCTCCGCGCGCTCCGCCGCGTTGCACGCCCACAAGAGCGCCAGGGCGGACTTGCCCACCGCCGGGCGCGCCCCAAGCACCACGAGCTGGCCCGCCCACAGGCCACCCGCGAGCGCGGCGTCCACCGACGCGAGGCCCGTGGGGGTAAGGCCCGCCGGGGTGCCGGTCGAGGCCATGCGCGCCACCTCCTCCTCGAGCCCCACGTCCAGCGGGAGGAGGTCCGCTTCCGCGTCGGCGCTCGCGGCGTCCATCACCGCGCGCGCAGACCCGAGAAGTTCCTCCGAGCGGGCGCCACGCGCGGCGCGGACGATGAGCTGGCGCGCGGCGTCGATGGAGCGGCGCACGCGCGCGGCGTCGGCCACCAGGCGCGCGTGGCTCTCGACGTGCGCCAGGGTGGGGATTTCGTCCGTGAGGTCCCCGAGGGCTTGCGCGCCGCCCACCGTGTTGAGGCGCTCACGGCGTCGAAGCTCCGCCGCCATCGTGGTGATGTCGATGTCCTCGCCGCGGTCTCCCACCGAGGCCATCGCCTCGAAGATCACCGCGTGGCGCGGGTCGGAGAAGTCCTCCGCGCGGACCAGCGCGCGCACGCGCCAGAGGACGCCCTCCTCCCCCCGCGCGTCGAGGAGCACCGCCGCGAGGACGGCGCGCTCCGCCTCGAGGTCCACCGGGCCCATGATCTCGTGGAGGCGCTGGCCTCCGATCGCTCCGCCGCCGTCACCCATTCGAAGCCTCCTTCATCGCTGCCACCGGCCGCGCCCCCGCGCGTCGCTGTTGGAAAAACTCCACCGTGCTCGCCACCGAGGCGGAGCCCGCCGCCGGCGCCGCGGGCGCCACCACCGGGCGCGCTGCCTCCGCCGCGCGGGCCTGTGCCTCGCGCCACCGCGTCACGCCGTCCGCGAGCATCCGAGCGTCCCCGGCGCGCCCGAGGAAGAAACCCACCGTGAGGGCCCCGCGAGCGCGCGCTCCCTCGCTCTTGGGCCAGAGCTTCGAGGCGCCGTCCCCCGCGAGCGCCCGCCCGAAGGCCTCGAGCTCCGCCACGCCCACGAGGCCCACGTCCGCCAGCGCGGCGCCCATGGCGAGCTGGTCCCGCGAGGACGCGAACCCGGAGACCCTCCCGCGCGACGCGTTGGCCAGCACCTCGAGGGCGTTGCAGGGCGGAGGCGTTGCAGGGCGTTGCAGCGTTGCAGCCGTTGCCGTTGCAGGCGTTGCAACGTTGCCGTCGCAGGGCGTTGCAACGCTCTCCCCCTCGCACACGCGCCCTTCCTCCTCCTCCAAAACCTCCGAATTCTCAGGGAGAAGAGGGGAGTGCGAGGGGGGAGGAGGGGCGTTGCAGGGCGTTGCAGCCCGGCGTTGCAGGGCGTTGCAGCCCGGCGTTGCAGGCGTTGCCGCGCCACCCTGCAACGGGGTGCCGTTTGTCCATGCAACGCCCTCCGAGGACGCAAGCCACGCCTCGAAGGTCACGCCCGCGGGCACGTTGCGGAACTGCCGCTCACGGCGCTCGAAGTAGTGGCGCGCGGCGCGCACGCTGGCGGCGCTGCGAGGCCCCGGCGCACGGATGGAAGGCGGCGAGGGCGGGGAAGAGGGGACCGCCCCCTCCGCCGTCCGTCCCTGCGTCGGAGCGCCCGCTTCGCCCCCACCATCGGGGCCACGACGGCGCGCGACCCGAAGGAGGAGGAGGTATCCCAGGAGGTCAAGCTCCACGTCCTCGCCCGCGTCCCGGCCGCGGAGGAGCCTCGAAAGCTTGTCGTCGATGCGCACGCGGAGCCCGGCCTCGGGGCCGAGCTGCGAGAAGATGCGCACCGGGGAGAGCGCCGAGTCCCCATAGGCGGCGTTCTTCTGGAGGAGGAGGGCCTCCACCTCCTGCACCACCGCGTGAAGCTCCGTCGCGAAGTCCGGGGCGCTCATGCTGCAACCCCTTCCTTGCGCGCGTGGTGCTCCATCGTGCGCACCGCGGCACGGTGGCCGTAGCAGAGCTCGCGGAGGTCCTTCCGCTTCGTGCGCGTGACCCCGATGGAGTGCTTGCACCCAAGCACCGCACACGGGTCGCTCTCGTGGATCACCCGGCGCGGCGCGATGGCCAGCACCAACCCGCCGCGCGGCGCCTCGGGCGCGAGCTGGCGCGGCGCGAAGAGGGCCTCGAAGGCGTCGAGGGTGAGCGGCGCGGGCGCAGCGGGGCGCGCGAGCGGCTTGCCTTGCTTCACCTCATCGCGGCACGGCACGCACCACTTCTGAAAAGCGGGTGCTGTGTCGGGGCGCACGATGCCCACGGGGCGCTCGTGGCACCGCTCGCACGGAGCGTCCACCGTGGCGGGCTTCTCGGGGAGGATGCCCACGCGGCGCTGGTACTCCTCGGTGCAGGCGTTGGAGCGGCACGTGGAACACCACCCTTCCCGGCCCTTGCGCGTCGAGGGCACCACGCGCGCCGCGGGGCGCTTGTGGCACTTCGAGCACGCCACGGGCTCGAGGGTGACGCCCTTCTCCCGCGCGCGCCGCGCGTCGCGACGGCACACCGGGCACCACGTCCGCGTCTCGGGCGCGGTCGAGGCCAGCACGCGGCCCGCCGGGCGCTCGTGGCACCGCTCGCACGTGGCGCGGACCTTGGGCGCGCGCACCACCGCGTTGCGCGCATCGACGCGGGCCCGGTGACGGCACCGACCACACCACCCCGATTGCTCGAGCGGCGTGGAGTTCTTGGCCCCCGTGAAAACCGTCGCGGCGGGGTGCAGATGGCACCGACCGCACATCTTCGCGGCGGGCTTCGGAGCGGGCGGCGGAGGAGGCGCGGGGAGTTCCACGCCAGCGTGGTGGGCACCGAGGGCGCACCCGGCGCACGTCACGAACTTCGCGCTGGTGTGACCCGAGCGAGCTTCGCCGCGCGCGAGGTGGCGCGCGCCGCACGCCGTCGTGGTGAGTGTGCACCGGAGCGCCACGCACCCGAAGAGGACCGGGAGGTGGACCCGCGAGGACGGGGCGCTCACGACGCAACCTCCGCCGTGTGCTCGGGGCAACGCCCGAGGCGCCACCCGGCGCGGCGCGAGTCTTCGTCCGCCAGCACGCCCGCCGTGAGCCCGTCGAGGGTGGCGCTCGGGGCGAAGGAGGACACGTGCACGGCCTCACACGAGGCGTTCGCGCAGGATCGCGCGACCACGAACCCGAGGCCCACGCCGGGCGCGCGGTACGTCGCGGGCGTCACGCGTTCACCGAGGAGGTGGAGGCCTCGGGGAGCACCACGTCGCCCCAGATCGCTTCGACGGTGGTGCAGAGGACGCGGGCCATCACCACGGCGCGCGGCGCGTTGGGGAGGGCGCCCTCCTCCGTGGTCTGCCACGAGCTGGCGGGGATGCCCGCGCGCCCGGCGGCTTCGCGGAGTGAGAGACCGTGCGCGATTCGCAGGGCTTTGAGGCGAAGAGCGGGGCCGGTAACTTCCATGGGGCCGCAACGTACGGTATCGCGTACCGAAAGGCAAGCATTTTGTACGTGTTACCGTATCGCGCGAGCCCCAGGCTCCAGCGCATGGCGAGCGACCGAGGAGGAGGACGGCCCACCGTGGGGGCCGCGCGCAGCGAATCTCTGCGCGCGCTGGTCCGGGCGATCACGGCCACGGACCACGGTGGCGTCCAGCGTCGCACCGCGGAGGCCCTCGGGGTCGCGCCCGGGAGCCTCAATGACTTCGTCAACGGGCGCACGGGCGCGGGGGCGGGGATCATTGACGGGCTCGTGGCCTATCTCCGCCGCCCGGTGGAGGAGCTCGTGGCCGCCAACGGGGACCTGGCGGAGCTCCGGCGCCCGCGCACCGAGGCCGGGAGCGTGGAGGTGGTCTTCGGCGCCCTCCCTCTCTGGCCCCAGCTCCTCGAGGGAGCTCGCGCGCTGGACCCCTCGGTGCCCGAGTGGTGCTGGCGCGACGTGGCGGAGGCGCGCGTGTGGGTGCGCCACCCGGTCACCTCCAGCATGATCGCGGATATGGCGCGTTTCGTCCTCCGCCACACGCCCCCGCACGCCTGACACCTGAACGCCTGTTGCGTCTTTGTGGGGGTGGGTGTTACCGTGCCCACCTATGGCGCTTCCCCTCGCCGCTGGCCAATCGGTTGAAGCCGTGGTCTTCGTGGAGACCGTGCTCCCACCCGGCGTGGACGCCGTGCGTTGCGGCGGGATTGAGTACGTCGCGCGCGTCGAGGCCGTGAGCGACCTCCCCGAGGGGGTCAACGCCGCGCGCCTCGGAAGCACCGCGTACGTGCCCCGCACCACCGAAAGGCCTAGAATCTAGGCACTTTGCGCTTGAGTACGGTTTTACGTACTTTTATCTTGCGTTGCGTACGCGATACCGTATCCTAGGCCCGCCTCGCACCACTCCACGGTGCGACGGCGGAGCGAGCGGTGGCGCAACACGACGTAGACCCCTTCCACGAAGTCCTCCCCGAGTGCGAATGCGACTTGTGCGTCGCGACGCGCACCGAGGTTTTCGAGCGCGCAGACGAAGCAACCGCCGCCGTGCTGGCGGACGTGGACGCGTGGTTCCGCGTCACCGTCGGCGACGCGTTCCCGTGGGAGCGTGACTGCACCACGAGCCTCAACGGGGGTGCGCTGTGACCGGCGCGGACAAGGCGCTCCGCGAGCGCGAGGCCGGTCCCGTCGAGACGGCGCGCCCGTGCCGCGGCGCGTGCAACGCTCTCACCGAGAACGAGGACGGCGCGTGCGACGACTGCCACGCCGCGGCGGAGCGCGCGGGCGATCACTCCTGCGAGTGTTTCTGCGGGGAGTGCCTCACGCGGATGCGCCTCGAAGGCGTGACGGTGTCCACGGCTCCGACTCTCGCCCCGGCGAAGCCCGCGGGGCCGCTCCTCCTCCCGCCTCCCGCGCCGGTGCTCCCGGCCACGCTCTCCGAGGTGCTGGCGTACCTCCGCACGGCCCCCGAGCGGGCGTTGTGCGCGGCGCTCCTCCTCGAGCGCGGTGAGCCCGAGGGGCTCCTGGTGGTGGAGGAGGAGGCCGCGGTGAAGCGCCACGGCGTGTGGCCCTCGATTCTCTTCTACGTGGGCGCGTGGCGCGAGCACGGGGCCGCGGTGGCGGACGCGGTGTGGTCCACCGAGTGTCACCAGTGCTCGCGGTTGCTCGCGCTCAACGGCCTCACCGCCGTGCGCTGCGAGATGTGCCGCGAGCCCGACGCGCCCGTTGCCGGATGGTCGCTGGTGGACGGCTCGCTCACGAAGGCCTCGTGACCGTGCGCCGCGTGCCCGCCCACAGCCTGGACGCCTTGGTGCCGATGGCCCTTCTCGCCGCGGTTGAGGTGGCCAGCGCGTGGGGTGTGCCGGTGCGGTCCCTCCGCGTGGTGCGCGCGCAGCGGTCGCCGCACGGCGTGTGGAGCGCGGAGGTACAGAGCGACCCGAAGACCACGGCGCCCGCGCGCCTCGGGGTTGCGGGACTCCCCTCGCCCGCCACGGCGCTTGGGGCGCTGGCGGACTGTGCCGCGAACGATTCAACGACGATTGAAGGAGCCTGAGATGAGCTCGAAGCGCGCGCGGGTGTTTCCTCGTGGTGTGGGCAAGGGGTGGAAGCGTGGGCGGAGGCGCGTCAACGGTGAATGGATCATCGTCGCAACCGACAAGTGCCACGGGTGCCGTGAGGAGTTCGCCGCGTGCGTGTGTGGCGACCGCGTCCCCGCGCCGTGGGCCAACACCTACGTGATGGACCGGGAGGCCGCGTAATGGAAGGCCTCATCGTAGACAACTTCGCCGGGGGCGGCGGCGCGAGCTCTGGCCTGGAGGACGCCCTCGGGCGCCCCGCCAACATCGCGGTGAACCACTCGCCCGCGGCCATCGCCATGCACAAGGCGAATCACCCGCACACGAAGCACTACCAGGAGGACGTGTGGGCGGTGGACCCTCGCGAGGCGTGCGGCTCTCAGAAGGTGGCCGTGGCGTGGTTCTCGCCGGACTGCACCCACTTCTCCAAGGCGAAGGGCGGGCAACCGCGCTCGAAGGAGGTGCGCTGTCTGGCGGACGTGGTGATCCGTTGGGCCCGTGAGGTGCGTCCGCGCATCGTGTTCCTTGAGAACGTGGAGGAGTTCCTCACCTGGGGGCCGTTGTCCGATGAGGGCCACCCGATCAAAGGGCGGGAGGGGGAGGACTTCCGAGCGTGGCGCGCGAAGCTCGTGGAGCTCGGGTATCGCGTGGAACACCGCACCATCGTGGCAGCGGACCACGGCACGCCCACGACGCGAAAGCGCCTCTTCTTGGTGGCCCGCTGCGATGGGCTCCCGATCGTGTGGCCCGACGCGACGCACGGGCCGGGGCGCGGGAGGCCCTATCGCACGGCGGCGGAGATCATCGATTGGAGCCTCCCGTGCCCGAGCATCTTCGACCGTCGGCGCCCGCTGGCGGAGGCCACGCTCCGCCGCATCGCGGCCGGGGTGCGCCGCTACGTCCTTGAGGCCGCGCGCCCGTTCATCGTGCCGTTGACCCACCAGGGCAACACGGAGCGGGTGTACTCCATCGACGCGCCGCTCCGAACCGTCACCGCGGCCAACCGGGGTGAGCTCGCGCTCATCTCGCCCACGCTGGTGACCACGGGTTACGGGGAGCGCGAGGGACAGGCGCCGCGCGTGCCCGGTCTGGACAAGCCCCTCGGAACCGTGGTGGCCGGCGGACAGAAGCACGCCCTGGTGGCCACCTTCTTGGCGAAGCATTACGGGGGTGTCGTCGGCCACGGCCTCGAGCGGCCGGTGGGCGCTGTCACCTCGAAGGACCACCACTCCCTCGTGGCCGCACAACTCGAGCTCCCGAGCGTGGGCACCGCGGGCGCGATGGGCCACGCCGCGGAGGTGCGCGCCTTCCTGGTCAAATACTACGGCGCCGATGGCGCGGCCACGTCTCAACAGAGCTTGTTTGACCCGCTCCACACCGTCACCACCAAGGCGCGATTCGGCCTGGTGACCATTCGAGGGGTGGCCTACCAGATCACGGACATCGGGATGAGGATGCTTGCGCCCCGCGAGCTCTTCAACGCACAGGGTTTTCGGCCGGACTACATCATCGACCCCGAGCTTGGAGGGCGGAGGCTCACCAAGACGGAGCAAATCGAGTGCGCGGGCAACAGCGTGTGCCCGAAGGTCGCGCGCGCCATCGTCCACGCCAACGTCTACCAGCGCGCGGTGGCCGCTTGAACACTGAGCTGGTCCAGCGATGGAGCGAGCGCCGGGGCATCTACCGCCCCGCCGGGGAGACCTTCGAGCCGCGCGGCCACGAGGTGGCACCCATCACGGACGACCGCACCGCGCGGGACTTCGTGGTGCGGCACCACTACTCCGCGAGCTACCCCGCGGCGCGCCGTCGCTTCGGTCTCTACGGCCTCGGGGAGCTCCTCGGGGTCGCGGTGTTTTCGGTGCCCATGCACCCGGCGGTGTTGCGCCCCTTCGCGCCGGACACCTCGGTGGAGCTTGGACGCTTCGTCCTCCTCGATTCGGTGCGCGGCAACGGGGAGAGCTGGTTCCTCGCGCGATGCCTCCACCTCCTCCGCCTCGAAGGGTTCGCGGGGGTGGTGTCTCACTCCGACCCGATGCGCCGCCGCGACGCCTCGGGGGCGGCGGTCTTCGGGGGCCACGTGGGCACCATCTACCAGGCCACCAACGCGACCTATGACGGCACCACGGCGCGGGCGACGGTGAGGCTCCTCCCCGATGGGCGGGTGTTCCCGGCGCGGGCCATCTCGAAGATTCGCGCGGGCGAGAAGGGCCGGGAGTATGCCACCGAGGAGCTCCTTCGCGCGGGCGCGCGAGCTCCCAGGGCGGGGGAGGAGGCGCGCGCGTGGCTCTCCGAGGTGCTCCCGCTGGTGACCCGCACGGCGCGCCACCCCGGACAGCACCGATACCTCTTCGCGCTGGACCGCGCCGCGCGTCGGTTGCTCCCCGCCTCGAAGCCTTACCCGAAGGTGATTCCGTGAAGCCAGTTGCCTACGTCACCGCCTGGACCGGCGCACGCTCGGGTCTCGTGTCCGTGTTCGGCTCCGAGCTCCGAGAGCCCGACCGCGAAGCCGCGCGCGCCGCGGCCCTGGAGGCGCTCGGGAGGTGGGGCGCGGCGCTCGAAGAGATGATCTGCGTCCAGATTCAACAGCCGCTCGAGGAGCCCGGCGTGGCGCGGGTGGGCGGCGGTGCTCTTCGCGACGGGTTGAAGCGCCGCGCGCGGGCCGCACAGGCCGCGGCGGAGTCGCTCCTTCAAGCGCGCGGGTACACCACGAGGAGGAGGCACGCGTGATGCGCCCCACGACGCCCGCCAACGACAACGCGCCCGCGCGCCCTCGGTGGGTGCGTCTCCCCGAGGAGGCCCGCCTCCGCGGATTCTCTACCGAGGGCCTCCGCCGGTGGTGCTCCGCGCGCGGGGTACCCATCCGCCAGAGCTCGCACCGCGACGCGTGGGTTTCGCCCGAGGCCATCGACGCCGCGGTCGAGGGGCTCCCCGTCGCGGGCACCGCCGCCCCCGACGAAATCGACGCAGAACTGAACGCCCTCCCAGGTCGCGTGCGATAGCCTCGCGACCATGGCACGCCCGCGCACTGGACAGGCCACCTACCGCCGGGGGCGATGGGTGGCGCGAATCCTCCTCCACCGTGAGCCCCGCACCTCGAGCGGCGAGTATCGGACCGCGCAAGTCGAAGTGACCCGCGAGGGCGCCCCCGTCACCTCGAAGGAGCCCGGCGCGAAGTCTCACGCGCACCGCTACGCCCAACGACTCCAAGGCCTCTACGATGATGGGAAGTGGGAGCCCGTGCGCGCCGCGAACTCTCCGGGCGCCCCGGATGGTTCGAACTCTTCGACGCCTTCGAAGAGTTCCCCCGAGGCCCCCACGACGGTGGGCGCATGGGTGGTGCAGTGGTTGGCAACGCAGAGCTACTCCGAGGCGAAGCGCGACGCCGCGAGGGTGGCCGTGTACCTCCCGGTGTGCGAGCTGGCGCGCGTGGCGCTCGGG